ACGGCAAAAGCCAAACGTGCGGGAATGACCGTTGCGGCTTACTCCAAAGAGAAGGGTAAAAAGTCCTCTAACGCCAGCACACGCACCAGAAGGCAGATTGCCTTACGCAAAACGCTTGGGAATATGAGGAAAGGCTGATGGCAATCACATCTACAGGGAATATCGGGATGAGCATGGGCGATACCGTCAGTTGGACAGATAGTTCCACAACAGCGAGTTTCGCAGATGGGACGTATTTCGCGGATGGGGGTGTGATTCCGTTGGAGTTCGACCAACAGGATTGGTATTTGGAAAACGCATTACGGGTGATGAGATCCAGGGGGTTTGCTGACTGATGGTTTACGGACCAGGGACTTACGAGAAGCCGGGAAGACCAACCAAGGCAAAGACTAAAAGACAGATCGCTTACGCCAAAAGGGTGAAAAAGAATGGAAGAAAAAAATAGCTGGCACCTTTCTCGATCACTCTCTGTTGGTCATCTCGTTTCCACTATCGTCATCATCCTCGGCGGTTATTCCTTCGTTTCCGACCTGGAAAAACAAATTCTGGAAAACCAGCTTTCGCAGAGAAATCTGGCCGAAAGAATGAATAGGACAGAAACCAGACATTCCGAGCAGTTCGGAGAGATAAAGGAAATGCTGAAAGACATGGCGGTAAAGATAGATGCACTTAACCGTGGATGATCGTTACCGAGAAAGCACAACAGAGAATAAACAAGACACTCTCCGACAAAGAATCCTTACGAGTCTCCGTCAACGGAGGCGGTTGTTCTGGTTATCTCATAAACCTGGAAAAAGACACCGATCCAGAGGGTATCTGGATAACTCACAACGTCTTGACAGACTCCACCTCGGCGGAGTTTTTATCAGACGCAACGCTGGATTGGATAGATGATCCATTTCAACCAGCTTTCAAATTCAACATTCCCGACACGCATTCGTGCGGTTGCGGAAATTCTTTTCAGAGGAACACATGAAAAACTGGATAAAGGAAAACCCTGTTCTAGCAGCCGCTGGCGCTCTTATTGTTCTATCGGTTCTCTGGCACTTGTTTTAGTCGGATGCTCAAGCCTGAAGAAAGCAGCGCTGATCGGAGGCGGCTCGTTAGGAGCGGGTGCGATTGCCTCGATTGCGACATCGGGGACTGCTCCTGTGTTGCTGGCGGGAGCGGCAGGTGCCTCTGCGACGAGTGTGGTTGCGGACGTAATGACCCCATCGAAGAAAGGAGCAGGTATGGCTACAGCATCTAGTTGCGCCCCTGATAATTTTTTCACCCTTTTAGGGGATTTGGTAAGCATGGGCGGGTGGTTACTTATTTTAGTAATCATTGTCCCAATGATCCTCGGCTGGCTTCTTCCTGGTCCGCTTGAGAAGGCGAAGAAAAAGAAATGAAAGTGGACCCGAAATTCTTTGGCTTCCTTCTGTTCATCATAGCGCAGACATGCGGCGCAATCTGGTGGGCTTCTGGACTTTCTTCTGAGGTAAAAAGGTTAGCTGGCATTCAAGGAACAGCGATTCCTGCGTTAGAGGCTGAAGCCCGACAATGTTCGACAGAAATTCACAACCTTAAAAAATTGACGGGCGATCAAGAAGAGATTGAGAAATCCGTGAAGAATCTGGATGTCATGCTCTATCGGTTACAAACCATCGAAACCATGCTGGACAAAATCTTAGCCACTAAGGTTCGTTAGTGGAGATCACCAGAGAGGAAGCACTTAGAGAATTACACCGACGAATCTCTGGCAGGAAGTTTTTCAAATATGAGCCTTACCGCTGGCAATCGCAGTTCCACCGTTCAGGGTTGGACAGTCAGGAGCGAATGCTTCGTGCAGCCAACCGTGTTGGAAAGACTTATTCGGCAGCTTACGAAGCGGCTTGTCATGCGACGTTAAGTTATCCCGATTGGTGGGAAGGAAAGCGCTTCAAGCATTCGACTTTAGGTTGGGTAGTTTCCCACACGAATGAAACCAGCAGAGACATCGTTCAAAAAGAACTTTTAGGCACAGACGTTGGAACCGGCCTGATCCCTGCTGACTCTATCTCTAAGATCACTTACCGACAGGCGGGTGTTTCTAACGTCGTGGATACGGTGAAAATTCGTTGTCCACACGGGTTATCTACCATCAGCTTTCGGACCTTCGACCAGGGCTGGCGCAAGTTCCAAGGCGCGGCACCGGAGTACATTTGGTTAGATGAAGAACCTGAAGATTTTCGTATTTACACGGAATGTCTCACCCGTGTGCTTACCTCCAAGGGAATTATATTTGTCACGTTTACCCCGCTCCTGGGTGAAACCGATCTGGTCCGACATTTTGAGAAGGGAGTCTCGGGGACTTCCGTTCAAACGGCTACTTGGGATGATGCGCCCCATCTTTCGGATGAACTAAAAGAGCGCTTCATCGAGTCCTTTCCCCTGCATGAGCGGGATGCCAGAACGAAAGGCGTTCCGATGATGGGTGAAGGACGGGTGTTCCCGGTAGACGAAAAGGAACTTTCGGTTCCTGCCTTTGAGATACCCACTCACTTCGCCCGTATCTGTGGTGTGGACTTCGGAATATCACATCCCGCAGCCGCAAGCTGGATGGCATGGGATAGGGACTCAGACATTGTTTACGTTTACGACTGTTACAAACAGGCAAACGAAACACCGGTTTATCACGCACAAGCGATCAGCAAGCGTGGTAACTGGATACCCGTTTCATTTCCCCATGACGGAATGAACCGTGAAAAGAGCGGAGGAAAAACACTCCGTGACCATTACGCAGAATCTGGCGTAAACATGTTGGGCATTTCTGCACGGTACGACAACAAGAAAGGCGGCGCACAGCCTGTTGAACCGATAGTGATGGAAATGCTTGAGCGCATGAAGACCGGACGTTTCAAAGTCTTCAGCCACTTAAATGAATGGTTCTCTGAGTTTAGAAATCTCCACCGCAAGGAAGGAAAGATTCAGGCTGTCAGAGATGACATTCTCAAAAGCACGATGTACGGAGTGATGATGAAACGGTATTCCATCACTGAACGATTACCACCGACATCTCACCGATACAAGGCACCGATTATGAGTATGCGTTTATGACTCCAAACCAGTTTGCAGAAATCCTGTCCAACTCAGGTTACGAAAACCTTCAGACGATGGTTCTCGATGATGGAAAGGGTTACTACGCCGAGAAGTTCTCTCATGCGGATAAAGATCGAGATGAGGCGCACTGGAAAGTCGTTTATGCCGTGGGTCTGGATGAAAAGATGCAGATGGCACAGCACCGTTATGACGCAATAGGCACGTCTTCCTGGTTTCGACTCCAGCAGTCCCGTGAAGACGCACAACAAATACTGAACGATAACCGCCGAGTGTTTAATGGCTAGACGATTCGACCGAAGGGATTTCTCAAAAATATCGGAATCCATAAAAGCAGAACTAGACAAAAGAAAGCACAAACGACAAGACCTGGAAAGGCATTGGAAAGAGGTTGATCGTCAGGTTTCAATGAAGCCACCAGAACGGGAAAACCGTGACGGTACGGATTGGATGCCCGATATGGAGCTTCCACTTCAGGCACAGGCGTTAGAGGTCTTAACGGCTGACGCAAGACGGCTTCTATTCCCGAAGGATAAGGATTGGTTTCGTTGTCACGCCAAAGCGACGGATGAATACCTTCGTGCGGTTCAGGAAGCTATTGTTATGTCGGGCGATGAGGAAGAACAGGTCATCGTCCCAACACAGTCTGATCTAAATACCCTTACTGAGTCGATCCTTGTTCACTTCCATTCTCAGTATGATTTCCGCGCAGCAATCGACAGTCTCAACATTCAGGCATTTAAGTACGGCACTTATGTTGCCCATGTCCGTTGGGCCAAAAGAGAAGTTTTTTCTAATGACTTCCGTGGCATTTACCGAGAGCGGGATGAGATGCCCGTCGTGGTGCCTGGAGACATAAAATCTACTTATCTCGATACCTCTGCACAGATGGTCGCCAGGGAAGGGATGATGATTGCGCCTTCCATCATTCGGGAATACAAGCAAAAGCTGGCTGATCTAAAACTCGCAGCGAAGGTAAGAAACCCGCAGTCTATGTCCGGTGGGTGGATGCCAGGAAACATTTCCAAACTTCAGGCTGATGATGGTCATGTAAAGCTGATCGAGATGGAAGGGGATCTAATCATTCCCCGCAGTCAGTCAGATGCGTTTATTCCTAACTGCATTGTCACGATTGCGATGGGCGCGAACCTTCAAGTGGTCCGTTATCGTGAAAACCCGTACCCGTTCCGTCTATTCCAGACCGGCACTTATCACATGGAAGACAACGGAGTTTATGGTGTTTCTCCGTTAATGAAGGGTGTGCCGATCCAGATGGCAGCAACAGAGGCGATGAATCGCCTGATGCAGACCATCACACTGAATACTGAGCCTCCCATCTGGTATGACCCCAATGACCAGTATTGGAGAGCGCAGGGTGGACCCAAAATAGAGCCAAGAGCCTTGTGGTCCTCTCTTACGAAACCAGAACCGATTGCTATCGGCAATCCTAGTGGGATGATGCAGATTTACTTCGCACTGCTTAAACAGTACGAGGAACTAACAGGCGTTACTGCTCCACGACTTGGGGCGCAAACAAAGTCTCACCAGACGGCATTTGCCGTTGATATGGAAGTTACCCGTGGTCAAACCAGAACGGTTGATTACGTCCAATGCTTCACTGAAACCCTGACCAATATTCTCCACATGGAATTGGAAATGTTACGCAAGGGTATGGAGGACACCTCCGTATTCATACCGAAATACGCAGGGTATGTGGACGTTACGAAGGAAGCGATACCGGAAGACGCTTACATCGAGGTCTACGGTGCATCCTCGCCAATGGAGAAAAGAGAGCAAGAACAGAAAGAGTTCTCTGCCTTTCAGATGCTTCTACAGCTTGATCCGATGGTTAGGCAGTTGGGTGGTCGGGGTCTTGATCTTGATGCGATCCGCACTGAGTTCATGCGCCGCGCCAACCCAGGCATCAATTTAGACAACTTACTGGAACCAATGGAGCAATCGTTTGAACCTCCCGCCACACCTGAAGGAATTCCTCCAGAACTTGAGGTCGAACCCGGACTTTTCACAACTCCTTGAATCCATCCAACTGACGGACGTACCCCGTTGGACACCGAATTCCACCGATATGAATAAGTGGATATACGACTCTGGCCGAAGAGATAGCCAGGAATCCTTGATTAACTTTTTAAGAGGCAAAGATGATTGACGAAACCAATAC